TCACCCGGGCGGCGAGCATGGCCTTGCCGTATTCGTAAGCCATGCTTGCGGTATGAGCCGGGTCGCTGTTCGAGTGATAGCTGCCGCATCCATCGTCGCCAGGCCAAGACAGAAGTCCGACAAGCGCCTTAGCCGCGAAGTAGTCGAGCAGGGCCATGCCGCTGACAGCTTCCGCACGCGCTGCCAGATAGTCCTTTTCTTGGGTGTGGACGTTTTCTTCAGTTGGCGCACCAGCTTTTGCGATTGCGTAGGCATGGATAGCCTGCGGGTCTTGCATTGGAAACGCGGTACCGCCGTCATTCTTGCTCATTTCAAACTCCCATCATCACGATGATTACGATAGCCACGAGGCTGATGATCAGGTCGTACTTCGTCGGCTTGGCCATCAGCATTTCACCTCGTAGCAGATCGTCCACTCCCCACACAGGCAGGCGCGCTGTGACCAAGCGTGGACATTTTCGATACCGGCGTCGTAGGCCAGAGACAGCGCGCCGAGCCAAGTCTTGTGGGTGAAGATCAGGGTCATGGTTTCCATCTCGGCCTCCGGGCCAGTCAGTTTTGGAAGGTGCCAGTCATCGGGTCGAAGCGCTGGGCGCCATCGCCAGGCGCCGTTGGCCACTTCACCGGCTTGCGCGCCGCTTTCAGCTCTTCAGCCCGGGCATGGCGCTGTGCACGGATCAGGCTGATGCCGGCAATCTCAGACGCATGGTCGCGCACGGTGATCATCCCGGCCGCCAGCGCAAACGAGAACATCGACTCGGCGGCGTGCAGGTAGCGTTCGGCTTGGGTTTCAAATTCAGTGGTGCGCGCCAGGTCGAGGTTCAGGTTGATCAAGTCGCGGGCTTGTGTGGGGATCATGGTCTTGGTCTCGATCAGTATGGTTTTTCGACTTTGCCTTGGTCCTGCAGGCTCTTAACACGGAATAGTTCGCCAAGGATTTCGTCCATAACCTTGCCCATCTGGTTGCGAAGGCCGTCTTTTAGGTGGCCTGTGACGTTCAGCGCACTTTCCCTCATCTGCTTCGAGAAGTCCTCGGCGCAGATCTGCGTCATCAGGTACTCGGCGCGGGTGACAGAGCTGTAGCCGCCATCAGACTTTCCTGTGCGCGGGTCGACCTTTGACGACCAATAGCCGCTTACGGTGCGCTCCAGCTCTTTACGGATGCTGGTCGGCTCGCCTTCCGGCTGGCCCCAGGATGTGACCTTCTGGTAATCGCGCTCGAAGCAGTTGTGCACCGTTTCGTCGATTGCCTTCTCGACCTGGGCCATTGCGCGCTCCGCGAAAATCTTGTCGAGGCGCGATTTAACTTCCTTGGCGACCAAGCTTTGGAGGTCGCTATCCCGATGCAGTAGTTCGTCTGCGGCCTTCTCGACGATGGCGGCTTTCAGGTCTTCTTCGTTGATATTGAGCATTTGGTCTTTTCCTTTGATCTCGTTGCCAGGCGGTGTGCCTTGGTGAGACGAACTTTAGATCTGGCCACCACCTATGTCAACAGAATAATTTCCGCAATTTGATTGACTGGTTCCGCGCAGAGGTTTAGATTGCATCCATGTTGACCACCACCATAGAGAGATGACGATGAACGTAGGAAAGAGCCTGAAGATCGCCCTGGTAAAACAGGGCATGAGCCAGACCGAGCTGGCCAAGAAGATGGGCGTTCACGATCAATGGGTTAGCAAGATCGCGAACAGTGAGTCGGCCGCCCAAGCAACCATCGTTGGCCTGGCTGCAGCCCTCGGGATGAAGGCGAGCGAGTTCGTGGCGCTGGGGGAGGACTGATCATGGCCAACTATGGGTTCGTGTACGTCATGGGAAATGACTACATGCCAGGTATCTACAAGATCGGCATGACGAATCAGTCGCCTCTGAGGCGCCGGGATGAATTGTCATCAGGCACTGCCATTCCTTCACCATTTGACCTTCTTTTCTATATCGAAGTAGCCGACGCGGCTTCAGTTGAAAGACAGATCCATCAGGTATTCGCGCCATTCCGGGTTTCCGAAAATCGGGAGTTCTTCCAGGTTGATATCCGATCTATTCATCACGAATTTGAGCAATGGTTTCGTGACTCCGCGCCCATGGCGATTACCTGCTTTGGCGATGAGGCCATCAACAACCCAGAGCTTGAAGAGGATCCTGATGATGATCCCTCTAGAGGTAACTGACATGGCCGGGGACTGGATCAAGATGCGCACAGCCCTTGCGCACGATCCTGCGGTCATCGCTATGGCCCTGGATCTCGACAAGGGCGAGTTCGAGGTGGTCGGAATGCTCCATCACCTTTGGAGCTGGGCAGATTCTCAGTCACAGGATGGTCACATAAAACGTGTGACAGCAGCATGGATTGACAGGTTTGTGCACTGTCCAGGGTTCGCCAAATCGATGGAAATGGCGAAGTGGCTGATCATCAATGATGACGGAATCGAGTTTCCAAATTTTGATCGGCACAACGGAGATTCAGCTAAGAAACGCGCGGAAGATGCTGAAAGGAAAAGGAAAAGTCGCGAAAGGATGGCATCCGAAAACACACCAAAAACGTCCGGTGAATCGTGTGACGAAAACCGGACTAGAGAAGAGAAGAGAAGAGAAGAGAAAGAACAAGATCAAAAGACTATGTCCGATGCCTTCGCGATTTTCTGGAAGCTGTACCCGAAGAAGGTTTCGAAGGCTGATGCGGTGAAAGCCTGGGGCAAGATCAAGAAGGACATGCTACCGACGATCATGCAGGCGCTTTCGGTCCATCTGGTATGCGAGCAGTGGGTGAAGGATGACGGGCAGTTTGTCCCGAACGCCGCAACCTGGCTCAACAAGAAAAAATGGGAAGACGAGGTAAAGCCGTATGTCGGACAAGCTAACAGCCAAAGAAACGGGCCAAGCCGCCCTAGCCTCGTTGATCGGGTCCGCCAAGCTAACGCGCACCTCCTCGACGACGACCCACCGGCCTACCACGACCAGCGAGAATGGCCAGAATTCGACAGCCTCCGCGAGATTGATGGCTCGATTGTGGTTGTTGATGACGGAGATGTACGGCCATAAGTGGACCGCGGTCCATGGGGATTCCGACTCGGGGACCTGGGGCAAGGTGCTGCACGACATCACCGGGCAGCAGATCGCAGTCGGCATGCAGGCCTGCGCATCGCGCACTGACGACCAGGCCGAATGGCCACCGTCGGCGCCGGAGTTCCGCAAGATGTGTTTGGCCGGCCAGTCGAACCTGGGGATTCCGGATGTCGCTGCAGCCTGGCGGGAAGCCGTCAACGCCAGCACCGACCCGACACAGTGGAAGTTCAGCCATCCGATCGTTCAGGAGGCGGCACGGCTGACGGACTGGTACAGCATCCGCCACGGCATCCCGAAGGCCGAGACGGTGCAGAACAGGTTCAACAAGCGGTATGCGGACCTGGCTGCCAAGCTGCAGCGCGGCGAGCCACTGATCGATGGGCAGCTGCTCATTGGCCAGGACGCCATCCAGAGCGAGCTGGAGAAGTCCGAGAAGGCTAATGACTGGCTCGTGAAGCAACGAATCAAGGACCAGGGCCTTGAGAACAAAACACCCGAACAACTCCGCGCCGAGATGCGCGCCAAGCTGGGGATCAAGCGATGAGCAAGCCGCACATCAAGATCTGGCGAAACTTCCGAGGCGAGGCCATGTGGCAGTGCATCGGATGCGGTAACGGAAAGCGACACCCGTTGATTGGGCGCGGGGCGACGGCCCGCGAAGCTTTCTTCGACTGGCAAGACGCCTGCGAATTTCCATTCTGACCAACCAAAGACCGGAGCAAGACCAATGACCAAGATCGAACAAACCCGCCGCGTCCTGTACGACGCCCTGGCGAAGGTGCGCAAGGCCAAGAAGCACCCCAAGGCTACCGATGCGCTGGAGACGGCGCTGGAGGAGCACCTGGAGGGCCTGCGGTTTGAAGGCGAGATGCTAGTCAACGAGCTGAAGATCACCGATCAGCGCTTGGACGCTATGCGCCAGGAGCGCGACGACTGCCAAGAGCGCATGCGCGTGATCGATGAGGCCTACAGGAAGTCGCAGGAGGCGCTGGTGATCGCCGGGGATGAGCTGCGAGCTGTGCAGGAGGTCAACGGTGCCCATCGGATCGAGATCGAATCTCTTCGCCAGCAACTGTCTGAACGAGACGCCACTATCGGGCACCTGCGCAGCGATGACGCCTGCTACAAACGCGATTGCATCACCGCCGAGAATCTTGCCGACGATCTCAGCGAAAAGCTCAGCGCCGCAACCGCAGTCATCGGCCAGCAAGAGCAGCTAATCGCCGGTCAGCGCAAGGCCATAGCCGACATGCACAACGAGCTGACGCATCGCCGCGTTATCTGCAAGGCGTTCATGCAGGCCCGCCAGGCGTTCGTGGCTCTGGATGAGGCGCTGCACGAAGCGCCGCAGAGTAAGGCCATCCGGGCGGTTGGGGATGATGTCGTGGATGCGGAGATGCTGTCATGATCAAGCCATCAATTCTGGCTTTTTCGGCAATGCTCATCGCGGGATGTGATTCAGCCCTGGACTTGCGAAACAGCCCAGCCCAGCAGGTCGAGGACTATGCAACATGCAAGGCTGGCGGCATGACGGCCTACCAAACTATGTACGGAGAGGTCATGTGTCGGCCGCCTGTAGAGGGGGAAAATCCATGACCCGTCAAGAAGCGTTTGAGGCCCACTGGGCCGACGTGCACGACCTTCCGGTCGAAACAATGCAGCAGTACCGGTTCGCAAGCCAGGACGGTTACCGGTTGCCAGGCATCGCGGCGGCCTACCGGAACTTCTGCGCGGGGTGGGATGCGCGGGACGACGAGGCAAAAGCACAGCTCGACGATCTTCGCCTCGAGGCGCAGGCAGACGCATGCAGGGCAGAGTATTGGCAGGGAGAGCAGTCATGACGGAGAAAATCTGCATCACGCTGGCGGTGCTCGTGCTGCTGTTCCAGTTCGGCGCCTTCATCCTCATCCAGATCTGCCCGGGCGGCCAAGGGGTGTGCTCATGAGCATCGACAAAGACAAGCTTAGGGAAATGGCTATGGCTGCCACCCAAAGCCACGGGGCGCGGCGGGTAGAAGCTGACCAAAACGGTGTGCACGTGATCGGGGATGGCAGTTGGAAGATCCTGAGTGCCTGGCACACCCCTGATGGAAAGGGCGCCAAGAACGCTGAGTTAGCTGCGGCCGCCAGCCCGGACACGGTTCTGGCACTGCTGAATGAGATCGGTCAGGCCAGCGCCGAAAAGGAGCTTTTCCGACTTGCCGCAGAGCAGCTCAAGGCCGAGAACGAGGCACTGCGCAAAGGGATGAAGGGTGACTATGACCTTGATGCGTGGCTGGCATTCGTGCAAGAGGAACCACAAATTCGCAAGGATGCCGAGCGGTATCGAGCGATCCGTGACGAAATTCCCCATTCCGACCTCGGGCGAGCAATCCTCGATGTTCAGACCGCAGACGAGTATGACGCCGCTGTGGACGCGGCCATGGCCAAGGAGGCAAGCCAATGAGCATCGAAATGACCCTGTCGTTCGTGCGCGCCGCCGTGCAGCGTGCCGAGCACCACGGAAACAAAA